GACCAAACCTTTGTAAATGAGATAAGACAAAAACCACTTAGCAAGAAAAAGATGGAAAGTTTGTTGAGTCTAGATGTTGATAGTTATCCTGATGAAATTAAGAGAAACTATCAAAGGAATGTCATGTTAATTAATCTAGATAATATTCCTGCTGAGTTAGAGGAACAGATTTTAGATGAATATACTTCAGCACCTTGTGGTGACAGAAGTAAACTATTTAATTATTTTATTGAGAATAAACTTAAAACATTAACCGAATCGATTGGAGAATTCTAATTATGCATTTATTATTTAATGAAATCTTAGAGAAAGTTTCTAAGGCAAAAACTAAACCACAAAAGATTGATATCTTAAGAGAACATCAAAGTGATTCTTTAAAGATGTTAATTAAATCGTCATTTGATCCAAAAATTGAATGGGTATTCCCAGAAGGAAATGTTCCATATGTTCCTAACGAAGCACCAGCAGGAACTGAACATACTATTTTGGAGTCAGAGTGTAGAAAGTTGTGGCACTTTATTAAAGGTGCGGATAGACAAACACCACAATTTAAGAAAGAACAAATGTTTATACAAATGCTTGAAGGATTACAGCAAGAAGAAGCAAAGGTGTTGTTATCCGCAAAGGATAAAAATTTACATCAGATGTATAAAGGACTGTCAAAACAGGTAGTTAAGGAAGCATTCAACTGGAATGATGATTTTATGCTCAATGAGTAATAAAATTATTTTTAAACTCTTTAATTATCAGTAACTTGCATGCTTGACATTTCTCGTCCAGTAGTATATAATAGTGTTTTCTTTAGAGGATATTCATGAGAATTATGAGAGATAATTTAATTGAAGTAATTGGTGGTAAAAAGTCTCAAAGAGAAGTTGCGCATAAAGTTGTATCATTTATGATTAAGAAACTTATGCCCAGACTAAAAACACTTGAGATCACTGTTGAATTGAAAAAGATTCCTCAAAGAGATAAAGCATGGGGGTTAGTTGAGATACAAGATAATAATCGTGAGTTTATTATTGAGTTAGAAAAGACTTTGTGTTTATATGATTTCGTAACATCCCTTATACATGAAATGATACATGTAAAACAATATGTTCGTAAAGAATTAACTGATGAAGGACATAATGTTTTTTGGAATGGTGAAGATTGTTCCAAAGTAGCATATTCAAAACAACCATGGGAAATAGAAGCATATAAATTACAAGGTCGTTATTCAATTGAGTTTTGGGAGAGTGGTATATTATGAAAATTAAATTATTAAACATCATGTCTGCATATCTAGTAGTCTTTATTGTGACAGTTTCAGCACATAGTATGAATGAGGTATTAACAAATCAAGAAGCACAAGCACTAGAACAAATTGTTATTGAAGATATTCCTTATACTGATAATCAAATAACTTGTCTTGCTGATAATATCTATCATGAAGCAAGAGGACAAGGTAAAGTTGGTTGGTTGGCAGTTGCGTTTGTTACAGTAAATAGAATGAACGATAATAGATATCCTGACACTATTTGCGAAGTTGTACATCAAGCACCAACTCGTGAAAGTTGGAAGAAGAATGGTAAGTATTATCCTATCAGAAACAAGTGTCAATTTAGTTGGTACTGCGATGGTAAGGCAGATACTATCCACAATAAAAAATTATACGATGACATATATACATTCATTCATTACATTATGACACCAGAATATCAAATTGATTATATTGATATAACTGATGGTGCTACACACTACCACGCAGATTATGTTACACCTGCTTGGGCAGAAACTAAAACTAAAACTGCGGAAATTGGAGACCATATATTTTACAGATGGGAGACAAAATAAAAAAAATAAATGATTATTTCAGATACTCTGGTATCTGGATAGGTTTCGTGTTCAATCCAGCACACTGGTTATTTGACCTTGATACTTCGATTGGTGGAAGTGATGATGAAATTAACCATATCTTTAAATTTAACTTGACTTTTGGGTTTGTGTGGGTTAGAATAATAATTGATAATGGAGAATGGTGATATGAATATTTTTTACCTTGACAATGATCCCAAGATATGTGCTGAGATGCATTGCGACAAACATGTTGTGAAAATGATTATCGAGTACGCACAAATGTTATCTACAAATCATAGGTATCTTGATGGTCAAATGTATTTTGAGAAGTCTGCTAACACTGGTCGTAACATAAAGCGATGGAAACTAGATGATGATCGTGAAGATCACATGTACAAAGTTGCACATCTAAATCATCCTTCTACAGTGTGGGCAAGAAAATCTAAGAAAAACTATATATGGTTATATGAGTTGTGGATTAATTTGTGTCAAGAATACACTTACAGGTATGAGAAAATTCATCTTACACAAACTAAACTTGAGAACTACTTAAACAGAGTTCCAAATAATATACCTGATGGTGAGTGGACTCAGCCAACTCCTGCGATGGCACATGTTCCACAATGTATTGTACCAAACGATTCGTTACAATCATATCATAACTATTATATAGAAGATAAAGTTAAGTTCGCAACATGGAAAAAAAGAGAAATCCCAGAGTGGTTTCAAAGGGCAGTAGCATGAATTTAGAAATCGGAAAAACTTATAAAATTGATCCATCCTATAAAAAGAGTATAGAAGAAATTGAAATATTTTATGATGGAGATAAACGATATCTATCTGTAAACACTCTTTGGCGATGGGGAACATATATTATTACTCCGAAGTCAGAAGATGAGATCGAATGGTTGAATACTGGTTTGACTGAGGGAGGACTTTGCGTCACAGACTTTGAAGAATGGGAACTGGATAATACACTTGATGGTGTAAGTGTGGAGTTATCATTTTCTGGAGATGGATGGGAATCTGAAGAGCAAAAGGAAGCAATAGAAGAAGATTATTTTGAAAATTGGGATTTAGAATCTCATAACTTTTTGCCTGAAGATATAGAAATCTATATACACGAACCTATTACAATAGAGGAGTGGCAAGGATATGGGGTTTGAGAAAGTAACTCAAATAGAATTAATCAAAAAGGAAGTATCAGAACTTAACAAACAACACTATGAGTCGTTGATAAAAATAAGAGAATTGATAGAAGAAAAAAAATTGTTAGAAAATAGAATAATACAACTTGAAAATATTCTATATGATTATGATAATTACAGAGGACACTAATGCCAACATATACATTTAAAGAAAAAGATACAGGCGAAACATTTGATAAGATTATGAAGATATCTGAGAAAGCAGATTTTCTTAAAAGAAATCCAAACTTAGAATCTGTATTATCAGCACCTGCTTTTGTGGGTGACCACATCGTTAAGAAAATGGATGGTGGTATGAAAGAAACACTCCAAAGAATTGCTGAGCAACATCCTGGAAGTAATCTGGCAGATAGGTTTGGTGATAACAGAACGATTGCTCAAAAGAGAACAGTTGATGTTGCAAGAAAACATGGGATTTTAACTGACAAGTATAAATAAGGTGAAAAATTATGAATAGAGATGGTGATGGTTTTCTTGTAGATTATAATGACTGGACTCCAGAAATTATGCATCAAATGGCACAAGAAGATAACTTTGAAATTACAGAAGAAATAGAAACATACATTAACAAGGCAAGGGAAATGTTTAACGAAACAGGAACTGTTCCTGCTGTTCGTAACTTTGCAAAAGAGTTTGGTATGGATAGAAAGGCAAGTAAACTTTATGAGGTCTTTCAATCTGGACCAATGAAAAAGATTGCCAAATATGGTGGTCTGCCTAAACCAACAGGATGTGTATAGATGTCAAAAAAGCAAGAAATTAATTTAAGTCACATGGTTGAAATTAAACCTGTGACTGACAGTCAGAAGATTGTATTTGATACCTACAAAAAAGGACTTAATCAATTTTTGTATGGTTGTGCTGGTACTGGTAAAACTTTTGTTTCACTATACCTAGCACTCAAAGATGTATTGAATAACGAAACACCATATGATAGAGTGTGTTTGGTTCGTTCATTAATACCTACAAGAGAAATAGGTTTTCTTCCAGGAGATGAAGAGGATAAAGCAGCACTTTACCAAGTTCCATATACAAACATGGTTCAGTTTATGTTTCAACAACCTAATGAAGATGCATTCAAAGGATTGTATGATAGACTCAAGAATCAAGGCAGTTTGTACTTCTTGTCAACTTCATTCTTGAGAGGATTAACTTTTGACAATTCAATCATCATTGTTGATGAATGTCAGAATCTAAACTTCCATGAGTTAGATACTATCATTACTCGTGTTGGTCAAGATTCTAAGATTATATTTTGTGGCGACTTTAATCAAACAGATTTAATTAAGACAAATGATAGGAATGGTATTCAAGACTTCTTTAGAATTATTCAGAACATGGAAGAATTCAATGATGTAGAGTTTGGTATACCAGATATCGTAAGATCTGGGTTTGTCAGAAGTTACTTAATAGAAAAAACTAGATTAGGAATGGGAATAGAATAATGAAATTATCTAAAAACTTTACATTGAAAGAATTTAC